CTTGGGGTGGGGTGGGGGACGTCCTTTCGGAGGGGCTCAAAGCTAAACCTAACGCACGGGCAATGCAAGTGTTCGGGAAGTCGATAGGGGTGCCGGGAAGCCCATGGCCGACCGAAGTGTTCCCGGGATGTTCCCAGCGCGTTTTACCCGGCGACCTCGCAAAACGCTGGAAGCCGCATGAATGTTGGCCGACAGCCGAGTGTTCCTGGGAACACGAAAGCATATGCCGCAGATCGAAGAATCGGCATTTGCCGCACAAAGTTGGCAAATTTCGCCCCTTGTGGCGGATCGTTTTACCTCGTAGAGCGCGCGCCAGTGCCATACTCGTGACGGCAGTTACCCCCGCCAAAGTGTTCCCAAGTGTTCCCAATGTTCCCAAGCTCGGGAACGCCGGCGGTGCCCCTCACCAAGACCCTTTCTGGAGCGAGTGCTATGGATCGCACGACCGTTTTTCCCCGCCCGACGGGAGCGCGCTGACATGCCGCGCCTCATCGAGCAAATTCACCCCAAGCACGCCGAGAACCCGGCGAGCCATCCCAACGTCAAGGCCAAGCTGGCGAAGAATCCGGCCGCGGCCGAGGTCATGATTCCCGACGGCGGCGGGCTGTATCTGCGCTGGCGCCCGACGGGCTCGACCTGGGTGTTCCTGTACGGGCCCGCGACGGCGCGCCGCAAGGCGCTGCTCGGGCCGATCGAGGATCACACGCTGAAGGCCGCGCGCGAATGGGCGAGCGAGCATCGCGGCAACGTGCGCCAAGGCAAGGCGGACCCCCAGCACGAGGAGCAGGCCAAGCGCGCCGCGGTGACGCTCACGGGCGAGCAGACCTTCGGGGCGCTTCTGGATGCCTATGTGGCCGATCTGAAGCGCCACGGTCGACCCTCGGCGGGCCGGGCGGCCAACTACGTGAAGAACACACCGCAGAGCTTGCGGTCGATCCCGGCGAAGTTCATTCGTCGCGAAGTCCTCATGGCCGAGGTCAGGCGCAAATTCGAACTCGGGCACGAGCCGACGGCGGCCCGATGGATGGCCATCTGGCGCGCGGCGTTCAATCGCGCGATCGGTGCCAAGGACGATCCAACGGTGGGCACCGAGCTGCTGGCCTTCGGCATCGAAGCCAACCCGTTGGCGCGCATGCGCAACATCGATCGCCACGGCCAGCGCGTCGCCAAGCGGGGCGCGCTGACCTTGCCCCAGCTGCGGCGGTACGTGGAGCTGCTGCTTGCCCATCCGAGCGCGTCCAAGGCCCCGGGCGCCTATGACCGCGACGGGCGCGACCTGGCGCTGCTGGGCGTCATGCTGGGTGGGCAGCGCTACGAGCAATTGGCGCTCGCCACGGTGGAACTCGAGCCGATGACGGGCCTGCCCGCGCTGCAGCTCGTCGACAAGAAAAACGACGATCGCCCCAACGTGCTGCCCATCGGCGTGGCGGCGCTCCAGGTGCTCGAGGCGCGTGATTGGCAGCCCTTTGTTTCCAATCGCGAGCCGCGGTCGGCGGCGATTGATGCCAGCCACGTCGCGCGCAGCGTCGCGCACGCGATGGCTGTCGAAGGCGTCGAGCACTTCAGCCTGCGCAATGTGCGCTCGAGCTGCAATACGCTGCTGGGCATGCTCGGCGTGCCGCGCGACCACAAGAACCAGTTGCAGAGCAACAATCTGCACGGCGTCGACTTGAAGCACTACGACAAATGGGGCTACCTGAAGGAAAAGCGCGCGGCGCTGGCCAAGCTCGAGAAGGCACTCGCGCCGGCGACTCCGGTGACGCCCAAGCGCACGGCCAACGTCGTGGAGCTCAAGCCCGCGAAGACCACCGCGCGCAAGGCGCCGGCCAAGGTATCGCCGCCGGCACCGGCGCGGGCGCGGCGCTAGACGACTTCCGGTTTCCCTCCATCTTCAAGGCACCCCCTCGCGGGTGCCTTTTTCATGGCTGAGTCGCTGTGCTCCCGTTCAACCGCCCAGGTTGAACGAGAGTCAGAGGTCCGAAGTCAGAAGTCAGGCTGAATTTCGCGGGCTTCCGCGGAACTCCGCGTAATTACACGGAAATGCACGGGCGCCAGCGCACGGCGTCATGGCGGCGGCGGATCCGCGGTCAGCCCCTCGCGCGTGCGCCGGGCCTTCCAGTCGTTGTTGCGGCGCTCGCGCGCCTCATCCGTCGAGGCTGTTGCCGTGGCCACGCTCGTGCCCGGGCCAAACACCGCGACGCGCCCGCCCTCGTCGCAACGAACGCGCATCGCCTCGCCACGCGCATTGACCACCTCGCACGGCCCGGACACCGTCACGCAGGCAGCCGCAGCCACCGAGGCGACGCCCGCCGTCGACCATCGCGAGCGCGCCGCGCGCATCACGCGCCCTGGTTGAACGGCACGGAGCCCGACATGTACAGCGTGCCCGCCGCGGGCAGCGCCAGCGCCGCCAGCGCCCCCGTGGACAGGTTGTAGGTGTACAGGCGCGCCTGCGGCGGCGAGGCGGTGGTGTTGACGAGCAGCACCGGCATCAGCCCCGCGCCCGAGGGGATGCCCGAGAGCACGCAGAACACCGGGATGTAGCTCGGCGGGTTGGACACCCCGCCCGAGATCGAGGTGCCCAGCGGGCTGGGCAGGTTCGCGTAGAGCTGGCCCGCGCCCGTGTGCGCCGTCCAGGTGATCTCCGCTTCGAAGATCATCACCCCGTCGGAGATCGTGTAGATGCCCTTTTGCGTGGTGTAGGTGCCCGCCCCGGCCGTCGTGCTGCCGATGACGGTGGGCGTGTAGGGCTGCGTCGCGTGGTCGGTGTTGGTCACCACGCCGTTGACGGTGACTTGCACCAGGCGGTTGCCGTACTGCGTGCCCAGCGAGGCATAGCCGACGTTGGCGGTGGTGTTGGCCTCGATGTCGCCGCCCACCACCACGTTGCGATTGCTCAGCGTGTCGAAGTACAGGCCCGTCGCGCAGGTCTCCACGATCGGGGCGAGCACGGTATTGCCCAGGTTCGCGTTGCCGAAGCGAATGCCGTAGCTCGTGCAGCCCTGCACGAGCGGGCGCACGATCAGCCCCGCGTTGGCGTCGGGCGCCCCCGGCGCCTTGTCGTCGATGTTGATGCCGTGCCGCCCGCACGCCTGCACGACGGGCTGCTCCAGATAGAACCCGTTGGCGTTGCTCGGCCCCGCGTCGTCGCCGATGCGAATGCCGTCGCGCCCGGCGCGATAGACGTACGAGCGCCCGATCAGGCACACGGTGTTGCGCTTGATCTGCACGCCGTCGCCGCCGTTGCCCGCGTCGCACACCAGGGCGAAGTTTTCCAGCGTGATCCCGTCCGCGTTGAGCACCAGCGCCGTGCCGTTCAGGCTCGCATCCTTGACGAGGTACGACGGCGGCACGTCACCCGCGGCCGCCCCCGGGGCGCCCTGGAACAGCCAGCGCGTTTTCGCCCCGAGCGTGAGCGTGGACTTGATGCGCGGCGTGCCGGTGATGTACAGCGACTTGCCCGCGGCGCGCGCGCCGGCATCGGCCGTCGCGAGCACCGGGGCCATGTCCGCGCTCGAGGTCGCCCCCGACGGGTCATAGCCCGCGTAATCGCTCGCGTACACCAGCTCGCTCATGCGCTGGAAGATCGTGCGCTGCACGGTGGCCGAGCCCGAGGCCTTCCAGCCGACCATCGTGGCGCCCGTGGGCCCCGACAGCTGCAGCGCCAGGTCGGTCGCCGAGCCCCCGGCCGGCGCCAGGCACACCGGGTTGCCCGACGAGTCGAAGGACAGCACCAGGTTGGCACGCGAGACGGCCGCCGGCAGCGCCGGCATCGTCTCGGCGGACGGCCCGCGCAAGGCATTGGCGCCCACGCCCACGTAGGGCGTGCCTGAATACGTCGTGCCGCCGCCATTGCCCACCTTGAGCAGCACCGAGCCGTCGGCCTGGCGCTCGCAGGCGAGCTCGCCGTCGCCGAGCACCAAGTCGCCCGCGCCCGTCCACTCGGAGGTGGCGCCGATCAGTTGGCGCATGCGCGCCAGGATGGAAGTGCTCATGATGGGGCCTCCACGAGCTCAGGCGCTGCAGCGAGCGCGAGCCCGGTGACGGGTGTCCAGGGCGAGGGCGTGCCGGGCGAGCCCGCCACGATCCAGTCGGGCGAGGGCGTGGCCGGCGTGCCCGCGGTGATGTCGGAAGTGATCGGGGGCACCGTGAGCTCGGCGGCCGCCGGGTTGTATTCGACGGTGACCTTCACGCGCCAGAACCACAGCCCCACGCCGGGCAGCAACTCCTCGGTGAGGTCGGAGATGAAGCGCACGGGCACCTGGCTGACGTTGAGGCCCTCGCTCGAGGCCTTCAGCCCGGGCAGCTGCAGCAAGATCCAGTCGTCCCACGCGTGCGCGTTGACCCACGCGGTCCAGGCGTAGAGCTGCGCCTGCGCGATGTCCCAGGTCAGTTGCAGCGCCTGCGGTAGCACGCGCTGCGCGCGGCGCTGGCGCGAGTTGCCCGCTTCCATGGGCGTGCGCACGACGCCGGCGTACGCCGTCAGCGACAGCCCTTCGCTCTTGCTCACGCACGGCAGGCTCGAGGGATAGAACACCATCTCAGGCCTCCTCAAGCTCGCTGGGCACGCCCACGCCGCGCGCCTGGAATTCGGTCGTGCCCGTCCAGATCGCAGCGTCGTAGTTCACCGCCTCGAGGGTGACGGTGGCGCCCTTGGGCGTGACCTTGGCCACCGTCCAGTCGGTCACTTCCGCGTTCTGCACGCCGAAGGCGAGCGTCGTGGCCTCCTGCGAGGCGCTCGCGTCATAGATCGCAATCGGCGGTGCGCCCGGCAGCATGAGCACCGCGTCGCTCGCCCCGCGCGTGACCCCCACCACCTGGTGCGGCGTGCCCTGCGCGTCGCGCAACTGCACGGCGTAGGTGCCCACGGCCGTCCAGTCCAGCGCGTGATCGAGCGTGAGGGCCAGACCCGCCACCGACTGCACGCGCGCACTCTGCGCCCACTTGACCATCCCCGCGGCCACGCCCACGCGGTCCCCCGGCAGGCAGGCCAGGCCCTCGAGCTCGGTATCGAACGCGATCGTCGTGCGCTGCCTGGCGCGCTTGTTCTGCAGCAGCGTCGCATGCTTGGCCGCCACCGTCGCATCGGTGCAGCCGAACAGATCGACGCTCATGTAATCGGGCGCGTCCACGGGCTGCACGACGCTCATCTGGCTGAAGGTCACCGCATCGCGGTAAGTCACGCGCACGCCGGCGGGCGTGCCCACGGTGTCGAACGCCTCGGTGACGGTGAGCGAGCCGGCCACCATGTTGGCGTCGGTGAACAGCTGCGAGCGCACCGGTTGCGCCGCGTCGAAGATGAGCGACATGCGGCTTCCGACGGGCAGGGGCGCCGCATGCACGGCCTGCACCGACATCTGCAGCGCCTCCCACACGGTGGACATCTGGTCAAACACCGCATTGAACCCGTTCAGGCCCGCCCAGGTGGAGCGCGCGGTCGTGAGGGTCGCCAGATCGAGCTCGGCGGCGGTGAGCGGGCGCGCCGCCCCGTAGGGCGCGGTGACGATGTCCACGAAGGCATCGGCCGGGTTCGCGGTGGGCGCGGTGGCGCCCGAGCCGAGCGGCGCCAGGCGGCGGGTGACCCGAAACCGCAGGCTCGAGGCGGCGTCTTCGGCCACCCCGTTGCTCGCCTTGATCTGGCAGGCGATCAGCGTCACGTTGCCGTAGGTCACGGTGCCCGCCGGCGGCGCGTCGAGCTGGAATTTCAGGCCTGCCCAGGTGACGTGGTCGCTCGTGTTGGCCTTCAGGTCGGAATTGGTCGTGCGCGTGGCTCTCACCTGGTAGCGCCCCGAAGGCACCGCCTGCTGCACCGTGTAGCGCTGCGGCGTGTTGTCCGCGGCGGTGAACGTGAAAGTCGCATTCGACCAGGCCACGCCCGGCGGCGTCGGGGCGCCCGTCGCATCGATCGGCTGCCACTCGAGCAGCACCGCGACGCTGGTGGCCTTGAGGCTGCCGTCCGCGGTGTTGATCGTGTACAGACCGGCCGCGAAGACGATGTCCACCTCCAGCAGCGAGCCGACCTGGCCGGCCTTGCACGCCTGGAAGGGCCCGACGGGCTTGTTGGCGCCGGCCTGGCTGTACGCGGGCGGCGGCACCAGGTCGGAGGGCGCCGTCGTCTGGCTCGGCGTGTAGGCCGTGGCCGTATAGGTGCAGGTGGTATAGGTGCTGCTTGCGAAGCCCGTCACGGCCTGCGCGGTGGTGCCCAGCGTCGGCGCGGCGGGCAGCATCGCGAGTTTGTCCGCGGGCGTGTGCGCGTTCATCACGTAGATGTAGGGCGGCGTGGGCGGCGCGGTCGTGGTCTGCGCGAAGTTGCTCGCCTTCCAGTACCAGGTCGAGGGCGTGAGCGTGCCGCCCGCATTCGGGGCGACCAACTCCTGCGTGCCCACGGCGGGCGAGGTGACCACGTTCTCGCGCACGCCGGTCTGGCCCTGGATCACCCCGAACGTGCTTTGATGGTCGCCCGGCGTGAAGACCCAGTACTTGACGACGTCGGCGGGCAGCGGCGCGCCCGACGTCTGCGCGAAGAGCATCTCCGCGACGTCCGCCTCGCCCAGCGTCACGCACAGCAGCGCGTGCAGGTACTGCTCGTTGTTGGAAAAGAACGTGTAGGGCTGCGCCGCGAAGTCGGGCAGCGCCACCACCGAGCCGTAGATGACGGGAATCGGCTGGCCCAAGCGGGCCGCATTCTTCGGTGGCGCGATGCCGTAGACCTGGCTCGGGTTCGGGGTGGATTGCGCCTTCGGCGCCGAGGGCGCGAACAGCCGATTGACGACGTACGACACCGCCAGCGCCACCAGCGCCTGGATGATGTAGGTGCCGATCTCCGCGTAGGTCGGCACGAACGCCACGAGGATCTCATCGCCGTCGGCGACGCGGTAGCGCTCGTCCTCGCAGCGCGCGTCGCCCACGAACACCGCGCGCTGCGCGCGGCCCGGTGGCTTCGCATGCACGCGCACCCAGGCCAGCAGCTCGGTGCCGGCCTCGAGCAGCTCGAGGCGCCGCCGGCTCGCGTCCAGCGGGTTCGTCAGGATGAGCACGCGTGCGCTCATGGCACGAGCTCCTCGAGCTCCCAGAACTCGGCATCCTCGAAACGCGCCGTCCACTCGCCCAAGCGCCAGGCCACGACGCCCACCCGGTAGACCGCGTGGATGACGCGCCCCCACACGAGCACGCCCGCGTGCGCGGTGGCCGGCGCGTAGGCGATCGCGCCGTGGCGCGGCACGCAGCGCGTCCAGCCGGTGCCCTTGGTCAGCGCGGGCTGGACGAGCGCGCGCACCTGCGCGGGGGCGACCTCGCGCGAGGCGAAGTCGGGCGGTGCGGGCAGCGCCAGCCGCGCGCGCACCGCGAGCACCAGGCCCCAGCAGTCGAAGGCGTCGGGCCCGCGCGCGCCGTAGGCGTAGGGACGGCCGACTAAGTCATCGACGGCGTCGTGTCTCATCGGTCGAGCCCCGGAAAGCGCGCCAGGTCGTACCAGCGGCCCGGAAAGCGGCGATTGAGCGTGTCGGCGCGCCCGGCGATGCCGGTCACGGCCTCCTCGGTGATCTGGATCTGGTCGAACTGCAGCGTCAGCGGCGCCGACTGCACCGCATGCGGCGGCGCGTCGGAGCTTAAGAACTCGCGGTATACGGCGGTGATGCGCGTCGTCGGGTCGGCGTGGGCGGCCTGCACCGCGTCGGCGATCGACTGGTCGGCGTTGGTCAGCGTGACCTGCAGGTCCTGTTGTCCTGCACCGTCCACCGCGGGCAGCACCACGGCGAAGGGGAACGGCTGGAACGTGACCGTCGGGCCCGTCTCGAGCGTGGCCGTGAACGCGACTTGCGCGTTCGTCAGGTAATAGGGCGCCGGCCACAGCGGGTGATCGAGCTCGAGCGTCGCGTAGATGTCCACGCCCGCCGGCGCGCTGGCGTAGGCGGTGAGCAAGGCGGTGGAGGCACCGGTCGGCATGGGCGAACCCGATATTTCAGAAGGCCGCCCGCGCGCCGCGGCTCAGGCCATAGGCGGCCTCGGCCGCGCGCGAGACGTCCGAGCCCCCGCGGCGAAAGTCGGTGGCGATGGCCGCGCGGACCTCGTTGACGAGGATCTCCAGGTCGCCCGCGCCATTGCGCCGGGCCGACACGGCGGCGCTCGCCGCGTAGTTGTGCACGGTGACGTTCCAGCCCCCGCCCGAGGCCGCCACGCCGAGCGCCCCGGAGGACGTGCGCTGCAGCGGCAGGATGGCCTCGGGGCCCGCCTCGCCCATCAGGCCCACGGCGCCGCCGCCGAGCGCGAAGTGCGTCGGCACCGAGACCACACCGCCCGCGGCGAACACGCGGGCGCCGTGGTCGAAGGCGGCACCCATCGCCTGGTGGCCAGCACCGCCGCCGCCGCCGCCGGCCGGCGCCAAGCCGAAGGCCTGCAGCACGTAACGCGTCGCCCAGAGTTTGAGCAGCTGCGCAATGATGGACTCGATGGCGCGCTTGAACGCGTCGGCCGCGTTGGCCGAGCCCGAGCTCAGGGTGTTGAAGAACTGCTCGTAGCCCTTGGTGAGGATGTCGAGCTCGTTCTCGATCTTCGGCGGTTTGCCTTCGTCGACCTTGTTTTGCGCGTCGATCTGCGCCTGGGCGAAGCGCCGCGTGGCGACCGAGGCGGCGTCGTATTTGCCCTCGACATCGTCGAGCATTCCGAGCCAGATCTGCATGTTGGTCGCCGCGTCGCCCTCGTGCTCGGTGAACTGCACCAGTGCGTCGGTTTGCTTGTTGCGCAGGTCGAGCAACTTGCGGGTGGCCGCATCCATCTCGGTGGCACCGGCCGCGAGCGCCGCGGCCTGGCCCACCGCGATTTGCTTCTGGTCCTCCATGGCCACCGTGGTGTCCAGCGTGATCTTCTCGAAGGCGGCCTGCTGCTTGGCCCATTCGTCCCACTTGAACTTCCAGAACGCCGTGGCCGCCTCGTCGGCTGCCTTCGCAAGCTCGGCCGTCCGATTCGACAGGTCGGTCGTGTTCTTGGCCGCCTCGGGCAGCGGGCCGACGAAGGGTTTGGCCGCGGCGGTCGCCTGCTCAAACGTGCGCCTGATCGTCTCGAGCTGGGTGATCATCTCGGGATAGATCTTTTTCGACTCTTCGAACGCCTGCTTGACCGCCGCGATCGCATCGGTTGGCTTGAATTTGAGCGCGATCAGCGCCTGGGTGAAAAGGATCGCCTCCTTGGTGGCGGCCGTGAGCAGCGCGAGGCCCATCGTCGCGCGCATGATGCCTTCCCCAACGACCGCGCCCCACGAGCGGAAATCGGCACCCGATTTCTTCAACTCCTCCACCCAGGCAACCGCGGCCTGCAGCCCCGGCACCAGGCCGACGACGAACTGGTTGGCCATGCCTTCGCTTTGCTTTTTCAGCAGGTCGAGGCTGTCCTTCAGGTTCTGCACCGACTTCTGCGCGTTCTGGTCGAGGACGAGGCCCAACTTGACCGCCTCGGCGTTCATCTCCTTGATCGCGTCGCTGCCCTTGTTCAGCAGCGGGATCAGCTGAGGGCCGGCTTCCTTGCCGAAGATCGCGATAGCGGCGGCCGTCTTCTGCACCCCGTCGGGCATCTTCGCGAAGGCGTCGGCGATCTTCGACAGCGCGCTCGTGGAGGTGTCGCCGGCAGTCACGCCGAAGGCTTTGAGCGCACGCGCGGCCTCGTTGGTGCCGTCGCCGATCTTCAGCAGGTTCGTCGACAGGTGCTCGATCGCCCGGTCCATGTCCTCGGCGCTCGTGCCGGAGGCCTCGGCCGCATAGCGCAGCATCTGCAATTGCTCGGCGGCCACGCCCACGCGCTGCGCGGCCTTCGCCGTGTCATCGAGCGCCTCGATCGTGTGCTGGAACGCCTCGAGCGCCTTGTCCATCACCCAGACTTCGGCCAGGTGCTTGCCCGTCTCGATGAGCTTGTCGCCCATCTCCTGCAGCGACTTGGTCGACTCCTCGGTGCCCTTCTGGAACTTGGCCAGCTGCGCCAGGGCGGCCGCGGCGTCCACCGTGATCTGATAGGCCCGGGTGACGGTATCGGCCATCGCTTCAGCTCCACAGGCGCCCGCGCAGGCGCGGGCGGATGACGATCATCGGGGTGCCCTGGCGCTTCGAGAGCTCGCCCTGCTGCGCGTGCTGCTGGGTGAAGGCGGCGTAGACGGTGAAGCCCTTGAAGGCCTGTGCGCGCTTCAACGCCGCGGTCGCGGTCTCCAGGAACCCGACGGCCGAGCCCTTCGCGGCGGCGCCGCGGTGGCGCACGCGGCGCGTGCGCTGCAACTTGCCCGCCGCGGCGGTGGCGTGCGCGTGGCCGCCGCGGTGGATGATGCCGTCGGCCGTCTGGTTGACGTTGGTCGCATAGGGCACGCTCACGGGCATGAGGATCAGGCGGTCCGTGATCGCAAACGTCTTGGGCGGCGTCGAGGGCGTCACGCGCTGTCGGCCCGCCTTGCTCAGGTAGACCCACTGCCAGTTCGCGCTGATATTGCCCAAGCGCCCCGAGCGCGCGGTGGACACCTTGGCAATGGCCGCCGCCAGCGCCGTTTCGACCAGGCGCATGGCTGCCCCGGTCAGGGTCGAGCCGAAGCGGCTCACGGTGCGGCGCTGCACCTGCGCGAGCGGCTTGGCGCTTTGCCCGTCGACTTCGAGGGCCACCAGCGGGTTGTCGAGGCGCTCCTGCACCGCGATCTGCTCCAGCGTGATCGCCTGGATCATCTGGCGCAGGTCCTCGGCGCCCTGCGTGCCGATGTCCTGTGCCAGCGTGAACGACTGGCGCGTGGCGGCCTGGCCGCCGCCGAGCTGCACAGTCTTCGATCGTTCGATGACGAGCGCCATGGCCTTTACTCCAGCGCCGCGCCCTCGGCGAGCCAGTCCGAGGCGATGAGCCAGGCGCGCAGATCCCCGTCGCGGGTGTCGAATTCGTGCTGCTCCACCCAGCCCGCGGCCCCGCGCATCGTGGCGCGCACGATCGTCTGGATCTGGCGCGCCTCGGCATATTCGTTGTGCCAGACCCGCACCTGCAGGCTCACGTCGGCCGGCTGTTCGTCGTCCTCGCACATGTCGGCCCAGTTGGCCAGCATCGCCGACAGGCGCACCACCACCACCACGGGCAGCACGGGCGGCGCTTCAGCCGTCTCCTGCGGGGTGTAGCCCCACCAGACCGGCACCGGGGCGAGCGCCACGGCCAGGGCCGCGACGATGTCCTGCTCGCTGGTCACGTCGCTGGCCATGGCGGGCCTCGCTTTTCAGCGGTGGAACAGCGCCCGGCGCTGCTCGGGCGTCAGCTCGGCGAGATCCACGGCGCCCTCGGCGGCCGCGGCTTCGCGCGCGGCCTCGCGCCGGAAGTGCTTGAGCCAGCCCGCGACCTCGCGCGCCGAGAGCGCCTCGACCTGGTGGGCGAAGCACCCCAGGCGCGCGGCCAGGCCGAAGACGAGCTCGTCGTGCGCGCTCATCTCGGCCACACTTCCCCCGGCGCGAGCTCCTCGCCGCTGGCCGCGCCAATAACCGGCGTGGCGCTGTCGTGGCCATTGCCCGGTGCCCCCGCGGCGGCGCCTGAGCGCGGCGCCTCGAACCCGTGCATCGCAAGCGCCTGGCCCATCAAGTCGCCCAGCTCGCGCGCGCACCGGCCAGGCAGCGCGCGCAAGCCCTCGAGGCCGAGCGCCACGCCGTCGATGTGCAGCGCGGCGCCCAGCAGCGCAAAGGCCATCGACTCGAGACCCGCGGCTCGCACGAGGTCGGTGACCTCGCCGTAGTTGAGCTCGCGCAACTCCACGCGCCCGCCCAGCACCGCGCACACGACGGGCGCGCCGGTGACCTCGCGCGATTCCACGGCGTAGCTCATGCCGGCACCGGCGCGAGCGCCCACGAGTAGGTGGGAATCTCGGTGAACACGCCCGTGCCCGAGAACTGCAGGCCCGCGGCGGTGGCCGCCGTGATCGTGATCTCGCCGATCTGGCAGTTGCCGGCGATGTAGCCCACGTCCGTGCCGTAGTCGATCACGATGAAGTGCGTTTGCTTCGGACTTTCGAGCGAGGCCTGCATCAGCGCGGCGAAGCCGGGCGAATCCTTGTCCACGAACCCCGTGAAGGTCATCGTCGGCGGCTTCGGGTCGCCGTAGACGGTGGTGTTCGTGCACATGTCGTCCATGGCGATGGAGTCGGGCGCGACGCCGGTCACGGTGATGTTGACCATGCACGCGTGCACCAGGTCGGTGGCCGTGTCGTAGGGCGTGTAGGTGCCGCGCCCGGTATCCACGGCCTCGCCCGTGCGGTCGGAGTCCTGGAGCTCAAACGTTTTGGCCACCGTCTGCGGGTTGGCCACGCGCCAGGTGGTGCCGTCCAGGTCCGCGGCACCCGTGCCGTCGAAGTAGGCGAAGCCCCCGGCCACCAGGTTGGCCGGCAGCGCCGCCACGGCGGTGGCCACCGCGGGCGCGGCCGCGCTGACGCTGGCCAGCGTCTGGGGCGTCGCGGTGTAGTCGGTGGGCGTGATGTACAGCTGCGCGTTGGATTTGACCTTGGCCATGGTGGAGGGCCCTCCTGTCGTTTCAGGGTTCCGAGGAGCCGCTCGAGGCGGCCAGCGTGAGCACGGCGCGGTCGTGCGAGGGGAGCACCGCGCGGATGTCGAACACCTGGCCGGAGTCGACGTCGGTCGCGCGCCAGTCGGGCTCGATCGCCTGGCCGGGCAGCTCGCGGATCGTCAGGCGCCAGGTGCCTTCCGCGAGCTCGCGGTCGGCGGCGAAGTACTCGCGGCCGGTCAGCGAATCGATGGCGGCGGCCACCTGCGCGACGAACTGCCAGGCCTTCAACGGCGCGCCCCACTCGTCGGCCGTGACGACGGGGCGCTCCAGGATCAGCGAGCGGCGCAGCAGGCCGGCTTTCATAGCGCAGGCCTCCAGACCCCCGGATCGCCCCCGGCTTCGGCCGCGGTCAGCGGCAGCGCCGCCTCGCGGTACTCGTACAGCGCCGCGGCGCGCCGGTAGATGACGCGCCGCACCGAGGGGGCGATCGCGTTCGGGTCGGCCAGGCCGGCGGTGAACTGAAACGTGACGCCCGTCCAGCTCGTCGCATCGGTGGGCCCGACCAGGAACGCGGTGCCCACGCCGCCGGGCTCGACTTGCGCGAGGCTGAAACTCGCGGTGACGTCCACGGGATTGCCCTCGGAGTCGGTGCCCGTGGCGATGAGGTCGCTCACATTGTTGAAGGGCAGTGCGATGCGGATCACGTCCGAGGCCATCAGGCCCCAGGCCCACGCGGGCAGCGCCGGCCAGACCTCGTCGGTGTCCAGCGTGATCGTGCGCTGGAACAGGGTCGCGTTCGTCAGCCGCTCGACGTCGTCGATGGCCTGCGCCAGGTACTCGGTGACGAGCGCGTCGTCGCGGGCGTGGTCGATGCGGCTTTGTGCCTTCGCCGTGTCGAGCATGAGCGGCGGCAGGGTGTCGCGGTCCAGGTTGCTCTCGATCATGGCGGCCCCCGCTCTCTCCCTTCAAGCGATGCGCAGATAGCGGTGGAAGCCCGCGCCGCGCGTCGTGCGCAGGTCCGGCGCGACGACGGCGTGCGTGAGCTCGCCGTAGCGGCAGCCCGCGGGCAGAGTGCGCCCATCGCACAGCGCCCAGCGCTCGGCGTCGACGCCGGCCTGCAGCTTCCACGCGGCCTCGGGAAGCGCCGAGTCCACGATCGTGCCCACGGGAATGCCCGCGCGCTCGAGCGCCGCCGCGCGCGCCTGCTCGATCGCGAGCTCCACGCCGGCCACGAGCGCGGGCTCGAGGTCGAGCGTGTGCGTGTGCTGCCGACCGCTGGCCTCGCGCCAGACGAACACCGCGCGCGAGCCCTCCAGCGCCGACGTCACGATCGTCGTGCCGTCGCGCCCGTTCAGGCCGTCGCGGCCGGCCTCGCCGCGTTCGCCGCGCGCCCCGACGGGCCCGCGCGCGCCGCGCCCGACCACGAGGCGCAACTCGCCCGCATCCTGCAGCCACAGCGCGTAGTCCTTCACGACGAGATCGCCCTGGGCGTAGCTGCGCGCCTCGTCGAATCCCCCGGTGAAGCGAAAACCGCCCGCGCCCACGCGTGTCCAGTCGCTCGAGGTGCCGGGCTCGCCGGCCGTGTCGGCCGTGGCCTCGAAGTGCTCGCCGAGGAAATGCTGCACGACGGCGCCGGCGCGGTGCACCTGGCCGGCGCTCCAGACCGGCGAAGCCACACCAACGCCGGCGTCGCCGCGCTCGCCGCGTTCGCCGCGTTCGCCCGGCGCGCCTGGCGCGCCGGCCGGACCCGGCTCGCCGCGTTCGCCGCTCGCACCTGGCGGGCCCGGCTCGCCGCGTTCGCCGGGCGCACCCGGCGGGCCGGGCGGCCCGACCGCCTTTTTCGGTGCCGGCGCGCTGGCCGCCTCGTCGCCTTCGGCGGCGCTGTCGTCATTGGCCGCGCTGCCCGCGGGCACCGGCGCCGGCGCGGCGGCGGGCGCGGGCGCGGGCGCCGGCGGCTCGTAGCCGAGCGGCACCATTTGCTGCTGGACGTAGACCGTGTCCCCATCGGGCACGGGCGACAGGCCCTCGCGGGCGCGCGCCTCGTTGGGCGTCATCAGCCCGCCCTGGATCGCCTTGGTGAGCCCGTCGATGCGGCCCGCGAAGTCGGTGCGCAGCAGCGCCGAGGTATCGAACTCGATGTAGTCGCCCGCCACCTCGCCGGGCAGGCCGAACAGCGCATCAAACGAGCGCTCGATGTTCTCCAGCAGCGCCCCGAGCCCCAACGCCAGCCACAGGCTGGTCAGGCCCTCGACGTTTTGCAGCGTCGCCTTCGTCAGGTCGCCGATCACGGGCATCGGTACGCCGAACACGCGCGCGATGTCCTCGATCGACAGGCGCTGCGCCTCGATCAGTTGCGCGTCGACCGAATTGATGCCGATCGGCGCGAACTTCAGCCCCGAGGACAGGATCGGCATGCCGCCGGCCGCCCAGGCCTGCGACTGCTCCTCGAATTTCTCGCGCAGCACGGCGATCTGGTCGGACTTCAGGCTCTGATCGGTCGTGAGCACGCCGGACGGCCGGTTCATGCGGGAGAAAAACGCGAGCTGCGAGCGCGAGAGCGCCACATTGACGCCCGCGGCCATCGCGGCCGCCGCGATCGGCGTCTCGCCCATCAGGGGATGGCGCGGGCAGTAGGTGCGCAGGTGCAGCACGTCCGCGGCGGGCGCCATGAAGTCGGCGAGCTCGGGCGCGAGCGGGTTCTGGCCCACGCTGTAGAACACGCTGCCATCCGCGGCGATGTGGGGCATGCACGAGCGCGCGGGCATGCGCCACAGCGCCGTGATCTGAAACCGCGCGTCGCGCGCGGCCACGGCATAGGCGTTGCCGTCGAATTGCAGATCACACAGCAGGTTCAAGATGAATTGCGGCCAGGTCTCGCTCGCATTGGGCGACTGCAGCACCCGCGAGGCGGGCGAGCTCGTGACGACTTGCACCTGGCCGTCGGCGTCCACGCGCTTGTGCGACGGGTAGCACTGCGAGATCCCGCGCGCGTTGGCCATCACGCACGCATAGGCCGCGGGGATGTAGCGCCCCGAGAGCATCGCCGGCGAGAGGTTGCGCTGCCATCCGTCCTCGATGCGTCCGAGGGCGAACCAGTTGCCCAGCTCGCCCAGGCCGGCGAACGGTCCGCGCCACGAGCCCTCGGGCCCCGGCACCCACGGGAACGAGCGGCGCAGCGCGGCGCCCAAGCGCGCGAGCACGCCGCGGGGGGGTTGAGCAACGACAGCACTCATGGGTGAGCGCTCAACCCCTGGTGCGCCGCCGGCGCGCCGCGACGCGCGCGCGGCCCGCCTCGAGCGCGTCGGGGTCGTCCGGCTCGTCGCCGCCGCCCTCGTCGTCGGGCTCGGCCGGCGCGGGCGCGGGCGCGGGCGCCGGCACGGGCGCGGCGGCCATGGTGCGCGTCGCGTAGCCGCGCGCGCTGATCGGGCGCAGCGCCTCGGGCCCCTGCGGGAACACCTGCACGCGGTCGGCCTCGATCAGCCGCTCGGCCAGGGTGTCGTCCTCGACCGTCACCAGGCCGGTGGCGCCGGCCAACTCCTCGAGCGCGTCGGGCGCCCAGACGATGCGACTCATGGCGTTTCAGCTCCTGTCGGTTTTAAAAAATCCCGGCGCGGCGCAGATTGACGCATGGGCAACGGCACGCACGACAGCCACCGCGCCGGGTTGGAGAAAGCGCTTTCACCCTAGCCGTGCCAGGCGCAACCCGTGAGCAGTTGCACCGCGCCCGAATTGGCCCCGGGCAGCACGTTCCAGTCGAGCTCCCACACCGCGCGCAGCGCGGCCGAATTGGTCTGAAAGGTCGAGCGAACCGGGTGCGCCACGACGGGCGTCGCGGAGTTGTCCACCAGCGGCAGCGGCGTGGTGTCCTCCTCATGGAACGAGGCCTCCTGCGTGCCGGCGAACACCGGCGCGCCGCCGGCGAACGCCGTCGAGCCCGCATCGATGAGGTAGACGATGGTGGAGTCCACCGTGATGGAGGAGAACACCGGAAAGCCCAGCAGCGTGCCATTGGCGGCCAGCGAGGGATAGGCAATCGTGCCCAGCGGCGTGAGCAGGCTCTCGAGCCACAGCTTGTTGGCCGCGCTCATCACCCAGACCGGCCGGCGTCCCAGGCGCGAATTGAGCATCTGCATGGCCATGCCGGTGAGGTCGGCATTGATCTGCGCGTAGCTCGAGCCGGTGGATGGCCGCGTGTTGGGCGCCGTCACCCCGTTTTGCACCCCCGGCGGCTGCACCGCCGTGCCCGCCGTGGCGCCCAGGAACGCACCATCCAGCGCGATCGCGGTGTCCTGCAGCATCGCGTCGCGGATGATGGCTTCGATCGACGGAGTGGAGCGCTCGAGCATTTCGAGCGTGTACGAGCCGATCACGCCCATCGACTTGGGCGTCAGGTACGCCGGCGCCAGCGACACCGCCCCGACCCGGATCGGCGCGCCCTCGGCGCGGAAGGCGCCGGCCAGGGTCGGCGTCGTCGCGGGCTTGCGCGTGGGGATGATGATCTTGCCGAACCCGTCGAACATGAAGCGCTGGAACGGCATGGCCGCCGTGACGGACTCCACCGCCAGCAGGTCCAGGAAGTCGCCGTAGGTCTCGCGCACGAGCTCCTGCGCCCAGCCGGGCACCGTGGTCAGGGCCGGGTTCTGGGCCGCCTTGTTGACGATGAGCGCCACGGTGCGCGTGTCGGCGTCGCCGCCATAGCGCTGCTCGAGCACCTCGTCCACGGGTTGGTGCCAGACGTGCGCCTGCAGCCCGCACAGCGCCGCGCGAATGAGGAGCTCGGCCGGGCGCACGCTCGCCGAGCGCCGGCGCAGCAGCGCGGGGGCGCCCATCACCTGGCGCGCCGAGACGTCGATCACGTCGGCGCCGGGACGCTGCGCGCGCTCGCGCAGCGCCAGCGCGGTGGAGGCGGCCGCGCCGCCGGCCGCCGCCCGCGCGGTGCCGGCCGCGTCGGCCTGTGCCTCGCCCAGCAGGCGCAGCGTGCGTTCATGCGCCGCGACATCGGCCGCAAGCGTTTCGATGTCGCCGGCGAGCTCGTCGTCGGCCTCCTCGGCATAGCGCTCGCGCGCCGCGTTGAGTTGATCGCGCGCGGCCACGAGGGCGCGGCGGGCTTCGGCGATGCGTTCAGCGATGGTCATGGCAACACCTCGCACGGTGCGGGCGCCTGCGGCAGCGGTCGCGTTGGCGATGGGGTGGAGCGCCTGTGCGGAGCGTCGGACGAACTCGTCCAGCTCCGCGCGCGCCTCGTCGGAAGGCAACAGGTCGCGCGCCACTGAGAGCGCGTCGGGGTTCGCCGGCACGACGACGACGGAGGCCTCGAGCAATAGCCATTGCAGGAAGCGGATGCCCGTGATCGCGCCGTCGGGCGAGTCGCCCTCGCGCAGGAACTCGCGCTTGATCGACTTGAATCCGATCGAGGCGGCGAGTTGCACCCCCGCGTCGAGCAGCGCGCGCACCATGTCGGCCGCGGGCGTGATGCCTTTCGGGTGCAGCTCGAGGTCGGCCAGCGTGCGCGCCGGCCGGCCGTCGGCGCCGGCCTTGACCGTGCGGATGTTCACCCACGAGCCCACCAGGTCGGCCATCTGGCCGGAATGGTCGACTTGCGCGGGGATGCGCTCGGCCACGTCCTGGCGCCCGGCCTGCACGACGACATCGCCGTACAGGTCGAGCGCCTGGCTCGAGATCACGAAGGGAAACAGGCCCGCCGCGCTGTCCTGGGCCGAGCGCTCCAGGGGGTCCCCGGGCTCGGCGAACTTGTGCACGACACCCGCGGCGGAGCGCGGGTCGCGCTGGATGCGCAGAGGGGGGTGCGCGTCAGCGCGGCGCGCCGGAATTGCGAGCGGCATCGGTGGACCTCCGCGGGGAAGTGCCACCGTTGCCCGGCCGCGAGGGCGGCGTCGGGCCGGATTTACGCTCGTCCCGCCCGGGTCGTGTGCGGGCGGTCGTCATATGCGCGCGGATTATGAACCCGCGCGCGCTTATCACAAAACGGTGGGGTTGTCGCCCGCTACCCAGGGACCGGTCAAGTGCTTGCCGCGGTAACCAGGCGCCCCACTCGGGGTGAGACATGGGCCTCGACGCTCGCAATTTTGTCGCTCGGCACATGCATGGACTGTGGAAGGCACTCGGGCACGCCTAGTTTTTCGTCACGTTAGGTGACCTAACGTGACGGCCGCGTAGACGGCCGCTGCGGCCGCCCTCACACTGCAGACACCCGCCGCAAACGGGACTTTTCTGCCAGGAGAGACGCGATGACGCCTTCCGCCGATGCCGCCCACGCACCGCCGCTCCACGAGCTCGAGCACCTGCAACTGCTCAAGGACTACGCCGACTCCGAAGCCTGGATGGCGCGCATGTTCACCTCGCGCTCGTCGCTGCGCTGGTTCCTGCGCCAGCATGGCGACGAGCTCGCCGAGGACGGCGCGCTGCTGAAGCTGCGCAACGGGCGCAACGCGGTGCACCGGGTCAAGTTTCCGCGCGCGGTCTCCCGCATCCTCGGTGTACCGCTGCAGGCCACCGCCTGAAGGAAGTGCCACCGTTGCCCGGCCGCGAGGGCGGCGTCGGGCCGGATTTACGACCAGCGCGGCGCCCCCCTGGGGTGTAACCATGGTGCTCGAATATTACACCCCCACCTCGCCGCACGAGGGGTGGCAGGGTGTAACCAGGCACCCCCGCTCGGGGTGAGACATTACACCCCGATTGGGGGTGCGATGTCACACCCGCCGCGCCCTCGTGGCGCGCGGCCTGGGTGTGACATTTCCACCGCATGGTCTCACCCCGTCGGCCCGCGCCCCCGCCCTCGGGGCCGCCCGCCTCACGCGATCCATGTGGTGACGTCGAGCACGGCCTCGGGCGCCTTGAGCGCCCCGACGGCCATGGCCAGCGCCACGAGCCCGTCGATGCGCCCGGTCGACTTGCGTTTGGAAAAGATGCGCGACTGCTGGTCGTCAGTGAGCGTCACGGCGCTGGCCGAATTCCAGGTCAGCACCGGGTTGCGCAGCACCTCGAGGCGCCGCTCCAGCACGGCCGCCTCGAGCTCGTTGATCGACTGCGGCATCCACAGCGGCAAGGCCTTGATCTTGACCCAGCCTTGCGGATGCTCGAGCAGGGGAATGTCCACGCCGATCGCCTCGAGCTCGCGCCGCAGGTAGGCCATGCGGTAGCGGTCGAACACGATCGAGGTGACCTGCAGCGCGTCGGCCAGCTCGGCGATGCGCGCGGCGATGGGCGCGTAGCTCAGGGTCGAGCCTGCCTCCAGGCGCAGGAAGCCATCTTTGGCCCACAGGTCGTAGGGCACCGCGTCGCGCTCGGCGCGCGCGCGCAGGCCTTCCTCGGGAGTCCAGTAGTCGACGGCCGCGCGCGTGCGCCCGTCGGCCATATCCGCGGCGATCGCCAGCGCCGACAGGTCGGTGGTGGTGGACAGGTCCACGGCGAGCACGACCTCGAGGCCCGCGAACTCCTCGACGATGCCTGCATGCCGCTCGCGCTCGCAGGCGAGCCAGGCCTCGCCCGAGATCCACGGGTTCGCGGCGTCGACCCACTCGCAGAAATGCAGGCGCCGCACCGTCGCTTCCTTGGCGGGCATCGCGCGCGCCTCGGCGACCTGGCCGGCGAGATAGTCGGTGCGGATCGACACGCCCAGGTTCGGGTTGGTCTTGACCCACACCGCGGGATTGTTCATCGGGTCGTCGCGGGCATCGTTGGCGCACACGTAGGCAAAGAATCGCTCATCCTCGAGCAGGCCCGCGGCCACCTTGGTCGCCTTCGCGTGGTACTGCCAGCACACGCTTTCGCGCTCGACGCCCGAGTTGGTGATGATGAACAGCAGCGGCGAGCGCCGCCCCTTGAACCCTGCGCGCAGCATCTCGAGGACGTTGCCGTTGCGGTGCTCGTGGAGCTCGTCGACGAGCGCGCAGTGCGGGCGCGGGCCCGACTGGCTCGCCTCCGAGGAGATCGGCCGGAAGAACGAGCCCCGAAAGGCGATGTTCCACGGGTTCACCCCGCCGATGAGGCGGCAGCGGCGCTTCAGCGCCGGCGACAGCTTGACCATGGCCACGGCGTCGCGGAACAGGATCATGGCCTGGTCCTTTTTCGCGGCGGCCGAGTACACCTCCGCGCGCGCCTCGCCGTCGGCGACGAGCATGTACAGGCCGATGCCCCCGGCCAGCGGGCTCTTGCCGTTGCCCTTGCCCGTCTCGACATAGGCGACCTGAAAACGGCGCTCGAGCGTGAGCGGGTCGATCCAGCCGAAGAGCGAGCCCACGATGAACGCCTGCCAGGCGCCCAGCACGAACGGCGCGCCTTCGAACTCGCCGCCGTTCAGGCGCAGCACCCGCGCGAAGAACCGGATCGCGCGCTGCGCGGCGGCGGCGTCAAAGCGCCAGCGCCAGGTGCGGCTGCGGCGGCGGCCCAAGTCGGCCAGGTGCCGGCGGCAGGCAGCGCGCACGTGCGGGCCCGCAAGAATGCGCCCGGCGACAACGTCGTCGGCGTAGGTGTTGAGCGGGTCGCGCGCGGTCAACGGCGCGCCTCGCTTCAGCGCGCGCGATGCACCTGCGCGGCGACCTTGGGCAGGGGGCGCGCCTTGTGCAGGTTCAGCTGGCGCGCTTTGCGCGCGACGGCGCGCGCGACGCGCCCGAGCATGTGCGCGAGCTCTTCGGTCGGCGTCGTGGCGTAGGCCACGCGCAGCAGCGCGACCTCGGGCGCCGTCCACACGCATGGGTTCGCATGCGTTTGCGTGCGTCGGCGTGGGACCGCGGGCGTGGCCGCGGTCAACCCTAGCGTGCGCCAGCGCGCGAGCTGTTCGCGGCCGGCGGTGGTGAGCACCTCGCGCCGGTCGCCGTAGGCCGGCGCACCGTCGGGTGCGCGTACCCAATCCACCCAGCCGTAGTGATGGCAATCGCCGCCGGTGCCGTTGTTGGCGTGCGGGCGCTCGAGCGGTCCAGCGGCGGCCTCCAGCGTCTCGAGCCATGCCTGGCGCTCGGGCGACCAGGCCGACAGCGGCAGCGCCAGGCCGCGGCGAGGCGGCACCGCGCCCGTGCTCATGGCCGGGCCTTTCCCGGCGGCGGGCGGCGCACCTCGCCGAGGAATTCCTCGAGCTCGTCGCCCTCGTCGGGCACCTCAAGCGTGATGCGCGCGCGCGCGGCGGGCGAATAGCCGAGTTCGATGCCGAGCAGGCGCAGCTGCTCGGTCATGCGCCGGAACTCGCGTAGCAGCGGGTTGCACACGATGCCGTGATCGGAGCGCACGACGACGGCCCCACCCGCCTGGTTGAAGAGCTCGAGCGCGCGGGTGCGCGCATCGGCCAGCACGCACCAACCAGCGAGCAGCTCCGCGTCGACGGGCGTGAGCAGGCCCTCGGGCGAGTCGGTGATATGACGTCGCCAGACCTCCACCTGAGCGGGCGTGAACCCCACGGGAGCCTCGCCGATCTGCCCTTCAGGCCGCGGCTCGCGCGCGCGACGTCTCTTGTCGGCGGTCGAGAGCTTGCGATCGGTGCCATCGACCAGGTGCAGCGTCGTGGGTTTCGGTTTGCGGCCTCTCATGGTGATACCCCTTACCCCTATCCTCGGTCTCCAGCTCGACAGTTGCCGGTTTTCCAATTTCCCGGCGCTGTATGTTCAGGTGCGGTCGCCGGTGGGGGCAGCGTTGGCCAATTCTCGACACTCCCCCCCCTGCGTCGCCCCGGTTGACGCGGCCGCGGCGCGCGCGGGCGGCAGCAGTTCATCGAGGCAGCGCAGGCGCGCGGCGAGATCGGTGCGCGCCGCCGCGCCGCCTTCCTCGGCGTCCTGCGCCTGCGCCTGCTCCTCGAGCAGCGGCAGGCCCGAGCGAATCGAGGCCTCGACCTCCTCGCGCGTGGCCGCGCGGCCTTCGCACCACCACTCCACAGCCACGGGCGCGCCGATCTTGAACAGCCTGCCGGTGTTGCCGTCGTAGGCCGGGAACGTCCTGAACGACAACGTCGTCCACACGCAAGCGATGCCCGGGTTGCGCGTGATGGGCAGGCCGGCGCCTGGCCGCGCATCCTCGGGCAGGCCCGCGGCGCGGCGCTTGGCGTGCGGGCGCGTCATCCACGGGCACGCGCGCACGGCGTAGCGCAGGCACTCGAGGTGCGAGGGAGGTTCTGCGATCGTGCGCGTGATGGTGCACATGGGCCCGATGCAAAACGCCTTGTAGCGCCCGAGCGGCTGGCCGCACTGCCAGCACAGGCCCAGGCGCACGGCGCGCGGCATCTTGGCCGCGTCCATCACGCGGTGATCGGGCTTGCCGTCGATCCAGGCGACGAACCACGGCACGGGATAGCCGCGCGCGTCAATGAGCCGCGCGCGGCGCAACCGAGCTGGGATTTTGCTGGTCGTGGTCATAGCAGGCGATCCTCGTCAGCCGGAGGGACGATGCCGTGGTGCAGTTCGATCGCGCGGGCAAGGTCAGGCCAACCATCTTTGCGCAGCATCGAGACGTACTCCCTGAGTTGCTCCTCCTTGGTAGGCTCGTAGGTCTGCGCGAAGATGTCTGGCTTGCAGGGGTAGAACTCGCCCTTGACGCCTCGGATGATCCAGTCGCCGGGGGATGCGGTCATTGTCCCTTCAAGCGTCTCGATCGCGAGGTCACCGTCGCGCTCGCTGGTGAAGTTATCGAAGCCGACCTTCTTGCACCAGTCGAGGAACGCCCACACTGCCGTCTCGTGAGCATCGCTGGTGGTGCCGTCAACCGGCGGCACTGGAAGTTGGTGGGCCTCGACGACGACAGACTGCTTGCGATACTGGCTCATTCGATGTCTCCTTGGGCAGGCTGGCGGGTGAGGCGACCGGCCTCGAAGCAGGCATCGGCGAAATCCCGCGCCATGTGCGGCGGCAGGACGGGCAGTTCGGGGCGCAGGGCGTGCTCGGTCATGGGCGAGGTGCCTTTCGGTTCAGGTTCCAGTGATGAGTCTTCGCGGTCGGCCAGCCGTTGCGGTCGGCGCCCGCGAGCGGCCGCGCACCACCCTTGTCGGCATGCCGGCGGTTGTCGCAGGTGGGGCACAGCAGGCGCAGGTTCGTCGGCTCGAGCGCGAGCGCGGGCGCGGCCAGGCGCGGGCGGCGATGGTCGACGCGGCTCGCGCCCTTGGCGCGGCAGTCGGCACCGCACCACTCGCAGCGCCAGTGCGCGCGCCGGCAGGCCGCCAGCCGCGCGGCGCGCCAGGCGGTCGAGGCATAGAACGGGTCGGTCACGGCGAAGGCTCCACAGCGGCGATGCTCTCCGCGAGCGCGATGCGCCGCCCGATCCAGCGGGCACAGTTCACGGCCCAGGAGTTGCCGAGGGCTTTGTAGCGTGGGGCATCTGCGGCGGGCTTGCCGCGGTAGGGGACAGCCGTGTAGCCGCGCGGGAATCCTTGGAGGGCCTCGCATTCCGTGGGCGTCAGGCGACGCACGGCCGAACGCGATGCGATGGCCGGGGCGTGCATGCCCTTCGCAAGCGTGTGGCACGGGCCGCCCGGCTGTGGGTTGCTGCGGTTCTCGCCGCTCGTGATCTGCGTCGGGTTTAAGCAGATCGCCTGCAATGACCCGTCCGTGTCGAGCGGGCCGGCCTTGTCGCCGTACTGGATCACGTCGGACTGGCGGGCGTCGAAGGCGTGGGCGATGAACGTTTCCGTCTCGAAGTCGTGGCGCCCCGTGCCTCCGTGCGCCGAGAGCGCCGAGGCGACGTCTCGCTCACCGGAGGTTCGGTTCCCGCCGAAGGCCGCGATCAGCGGCACGCCTCGGCCTGTGCCGTCTTCGTTCGCGTCGAAGCCTTCCGCTTTGAGCGTGTGGGCGACGAGTTGTCCCGCTGCCGCTTCGTCGGCGCCGACTCGCCAGCCACTACCTGTTCCAGTGCCTGCAAGAGTGCCGCAGGCAGCACCCGTCCCCGTTTCTCGGCGCGGCGCAGAATCCCCGCGCAGGCTTTCGCGCTCAAGAAGTACCGCTGCGGCACTGCGCCAGTCTCCAAGACATCCGACAACGAACACACGGTTCCGTCGTTGGGGGACGGCACGCCCGTGGCCGTCCACTCGCACGTATTGAGCGTCCAGAATCCGGTAGGCGAACCCATACCCGAGGAAGCCCAGGAGCCCGAGGAAGGTGCCAAAGTCCCGTCCGCTGTTGCTGGACAGAACACCGGGCACGTTCTCCCAAACCAACCAGCGGGGGCGATACCTTGCAGCAATGGCACCAAAGGTAAGCATGAGTTGACCACGCGGGTCATCCAGTCCCGCTCGGAGTCCTGCGTTGCTGAAGGACTGGCAGGGAGTTCCTCCGCAGAGAAGATCGATAGCTGCATCAGGCCAGTCCTTGTAGCCGGTCATGTCGCCGAAGTTCGGCGTCGCGGAATAGTGATGCGCCAGGAGCGCGCAGGGGAACTTGTCAATCTCGCTGAACGCCCATGCGCGCCAGCCCAGCGGCATCCACGCGACCGAGGAGGCTTCAATCCCGGAGGCGACGCTCAGGAAATTCATGCTTGTGATCTCCATTCCACCCCGAACAGGTAGGCTCTCAATCCTGGGGAAAGAACGCGGCCAGGGTCGCGATCTCGGCGTCCTTGGCGACCCAGCCGCCGGCGCCGTCCTTGTAGTGCAGGCCGTACTCGTCGGGGTTGGCGGTGTTCTGGCGGTTCTGCCACCAGGCCCAGCCGAAGCCGGCGCCGTTGAGCGCCTGGAGTGCGGCCGTCATGTACGCCCGGTCGGGGTCGTCGGCCGACTTGCGGCCCACCTGCTGCACGAACACCGGCACCTGCTGGGCATCGCCGAACGCCTCGAGCGACTGCACGGCAGCCTGCAGCTTGTCCGGGTGCGTGACCTTGGCCGAGAGCAGGTTGCCGGTGTAGATGACGTCCTCCGGCCATTCGGGCAGCAGCACCTCCTCGACGAGCAGCGCGTCGTAGGCGTTGCGCGCCCCGATCAGCACGGGCGTATCGACGTCGACGTCGCGGATCGCCTCGAGCACCTGGTGGTAGAACGCGCGCAGCGGCGCGATGTACTCGGGCCCGCGCCCGTCCAGCGGCTCGGGCAGGATCTCGAGCATCGCCACGCGCGGGATGACGCGCAGCAGCCGCGCCAGCGCCTTCCACACCGCGGCGAAGACGGCCGCGAGCGGCGGGTCGGTGAAGGCGTTGCGCCCGCGCGCGCCGAAGATCGCATACGGGTCGCAGTAGCGCTGCATCTCGGGCGACTGCGTGCCCGACTGCAGGCAGTTGGAGTCCAGCGCCGGCACCGTCCACAGCCCCGCCGCCGAGGCCGCGGTGATGAGCCCGAGCCAGTGCTCGAGGTGCCCGCGCGCCACGAAGGCCGCGGCGTTGCCATCGAACGAGTCGATCGAGGCGTCGCCGTACAGGCCGCGCCAGCGCAAGGGGATGCGCACGACGTTGGCGCCCCAGCTCGCGAACTCCTCGACGTCGGCGGCCGTGTCCTCGCCCCAGGCGCCCATGTTCACCCCGCGCAGCTTGAGCGGCTTGCCCTTGGGGTTCAGTAGCCGCGTGCCGTCGATCACCAGGCGCGGCGGCAGGTCGGCCAGTGGTTCAGCGAGCGAAGCGTCGGCCATGGCGGGGCCCTCCGAGCGTGAACGTGATGACGTTGTCGAAGCCGGCCGCGCGCGCGTGGGCGACGAGCGCCTGCGCAACCTCGACGGCGACCTCGGGCGTGATCGTGGCGGAAAACACGCGCTCGCCCGAGGCCGACTCGAACACGAGCAGCACGCGCCGGTCGACGTCGTCGACCAGCCAGGCGCCGCCGGCGCCGCCGACCAGCCGCCGCGGGGCGCCGCTTTCAGCCATGGTCGGACTCCGGTTTGGGGTCACGCGGGTCGTCGCGTTCCATCGGCCCGTGCGTGGCGTTCGTCTGCTTGCTCACGGCGCGGGCCGCGTCGAGCCAGGGCAGCGCCTCGGTCCCCAGAAGTTCGGCCAGGCCCGTCAGCGCGCCCACGCTCCACTCGAGGTGCGCGCGCTGGCGCTCGACGTCGCCGCCATAGTCCGCGAGCTTGGAGCGCACGCGCAGGAAGCGGCCGCCCTGCGGCCCCACAAGGGACAGGTTGCTCCAGGACGCATCCACGCGCGCGAAGTGCTCCAGGCGCCCGTTGCGCCCGGCCAGGAAGACCACGGCGCAGGCGTCGAACTCGGCGAGCAGCTCCTCGATCTGTGCGCGCAGTTGGCGCAGGCGCTCGGCCTCGATGTTGGCCTCGGGGGACAGCGGATCGCTCATGAGGTGGGTGCTCCTGGTGGCGGTTTATTCGCAGATCTTGCCTGGCGCTGTGGCTTGTTTTGAGCGGCCGCAGGCGTCGGGCTTTTCTGGTCGGTCATGGCCTCGCGCGCTTGCGCCAACGTCAGCCCGTCCGACTCGCGCGTGGCCACCGCATCGGTCAAGGCCTGCCAGCGAACGATCACCACGTCGCAGTAGGCAGGCGAGATCTCGCAGCCGAACCCGCGGCGGTTCGTGCGCTCCGCGGCGATCAGCGTCGAGCCCGAGCCCAGGAAGGGATCGAACACCGCATCGCGCTCATCGGTGTATGCCTGGCAGAAGAACGCCGGCAGGCCCACCGGGAACGCC